CGTCGATTCGCGTTCTGTATTGAGTTGCCTCTCGCAATGGCGAAGGGCACCTTCGACGCCGCGCCTTGATAATCGACGAAGGGGTTTGATAGTGGCGAATCTGCAAACATCAGTAACATGGGCTGAATACGCCGATCGACTTCGAGAGTATGTCGGCGCTTGCGGCGTCGAGGATGATACGACGCTCGAGGAGCTCTTGAATGTCGCCGTTGTTTGGCTCGACGCCTATCTAGAAAACCCCTTCGTCGACTCCGACTGTCTCGATATCCCGATCCCTCTCGGCGTCCTGAACGCCGTCTGGGAGACGGTCAAAATTCTATTTGATACCTATGCGAACGCACTAACCCCAGGGTTAACCGGCGTTCGGACCCGTGACCTCTCGCAAAACTGGGGCGGCGCGGGATTTAAAATTGACACGACAATTCTAGAGACGGTGACGCCTCGAGTCTATCCATATCGGGTTAACATCTGGCGGTGACATGACGGCGAAATTCACAGATAAAGACCTCGGTTGGACGATGGTGCTCGGCGGCGCAAAGGCGGCCGCGACGATCCCCGATATCCAGGTCGGGTTTTTTGACGAGCACAACGCAACGAAAGCCGCCGCGAACGAGTACGGCTCGAGGTCGACGCCCGAGCGGCCGTTTATGCGTACAGCGCTCGACGCCAACGCCAACAAATATTTTGCTCTTTATCACGACATCCTCGACGTGTTCTTGACGGCGACGCCGACAAGCGGCCCGCCTGGGCGCGACGCGGCCGGCCGCTTCCTCTCGCCGGGTCGTACCGGCGCGGCAGTGATTGGCGTCGAGGCGAGAAACGACATCATCGAATCAATCCAGTCTGGGGCATGGACTCCGAACGCGCCGTCGACAATCAAGGCGAAGGGATCGAGCAAGCCGCTTGTTGATACCGGCGAGCTTCAACGGGCGCTCACCTTTAAGCTGACGAAGCGCCGGCCGACAGGCGACGAGGGGGGCGAATAATGGCGCCGCTTCTAGGCTCGTCGTCAATGACAGTCGAGCGCTACTCGGCGAGCTTCGTCGAGGGCGAATTCACGAGAACGCTCGTCGAGAGGTTCCGAATCCGCGCGTCGAGGCAAGACGTCAACGGCCGAGATCGGCAAGCGTTGCCAGAGCTCTACAGGACGCGTCGCGTTCAGTGGCTCGGCTGTCAACCGACGGTCGTCTTGAATCCGACAAGAGTACAGCCTTCGAGCGACGGCTCGCCGGTCCCTAGCGACATCGTTATCGACGACCTCGGGCGCCGTCATGAGGTGATCACCTTCCAGGACTGGCGACGACACAACGCGAGCACCAGGCACGCCGCCTATTTCATCGCCGAGATCGGCGAAGACGGTTCGATATGAGTCGAACGCTTGACGAGAAGGGTGTTCTCCTATGGGTCGACGACGTCCTGTCGAGCTTCCGAACGCCGTCAAAGGCGATACAGGTCGCCTATTCAGACCAGCAGTGGAGCGCGCGGCCGGCGTTGCCATACGCTACCGTCTTGAAGCTCTCCGAGACGGCGCTCGGCGAAGGCGAGAGGGACTATCTCGAAGACACGGCGACGACAGCTCTCGAGCGCGTATCGTGGTATTTCGAAGGAACCTACTCGATAACCGTTTATGGCGACGGTCATAACGTCATGGCGCAAGCGGTCGCGATGTCGATCAGAAGCGACCCACAAGCCGACGCAAATCGAGCTCGCGGCGTCGTGATCGTCGATGTGATCTCTGGCCCGCGACGGCTGTCGACGACCTCGAACGGCGTAACAGAAGACAGGACAAACATGGACATTCGCGCGCGGTATCGCCTCGAGAGAGACGTCGCCGGGCTTGACATAATCGAAACGCTAGAACTTAACCGAGTATGAGGGTGAAATGACAATCAACAACAACGTACTTGTGAACGTGCTCGTCGAGTCGCCGCCGGTCGCCGGCGCCGTCTTTGGCGTTCCTGCGCTCGCGGCGAATGCGGGCAGTCTCGGCGTCGGCTTCACTGAACGAGTCCGGTTCTATGAGACGGCCGGCGCCGTCGCGGCCGATCTGACGGCCGGTGATATCGACGCAGCTGTCGCCGGCGCGTTGACGACTGGCTTCTCGCAGTCGCCGCGCGTCTCAAAAATGGCCGTGATCCGACTCGACGCCGCCGCTTCGCCGATGCAACTCACCTGGACAATCGGCGGCGGCGCGGCCGCCGGCGGCGAGGTGTCGACGATCACGATTGACGGTATCGAGGGGTCTTATACCTCGATCGCTGCGGGGACTGCGGCCGATGTCGCCGCCGGCCTTCGAGCCGATCTGACAACCGTTCTCGCGGCGCTCGCCGTCACCGTCAGCGGCGCCGGCGTGACAGTGGTCGTCACCGGCGACACCGTCGACGATGTCTTCTCTTACTCGTCAAGCGTGCTCGCGCCTTTCACTGTCGCGACGGCCGTCGACGAGAGCGGGCTCGAGATCGCGTCGTCGCTCGCCGACGCGGTCGCGTTGCCTGCTTCGGCCGGCTGGTATGCCTTCACGCTTCAGAGTCGCGCCGACATTCACCAGCTCGAAGCCGCGATCTGGGTTGAAGCAAACGAACGTCTGTTCCTGGCGCAGTCTTCGAGCCCGGATATCTTGACGGCTTCGGTATCCGATCTCGCGAGCGTTCTCGCGGCGCTCAATTACCAGCGTACCGGCGTCATGTACTACGGCGTCGACGCTAGCTTCGCGGCGTTTGCGTGGCTCTGCACCACGCTGCAAGCCGACCCCGACGCGGTGACGACGATCTGGGCATACAAGACGCTCGAAGGTGTCGCCGCCGAGGCGTTCTCCTCGACGCAACGCGCAAACCTCGACGTGAAAAATGCCAACTATTACCCTTCATTTTTTGGGCAAGGCGCGACGTGGTCCGGTGTCACCGCTGACGGTCAGAAGATCGACATTCGAGTGACGCTCGACTGGGTCACCGCTCGATCTCGAGAAGCGCTCGCGTCGCTCTTGTTGCGCGTCTCGAACCTTAATCGAAAGATCCCTTATACTGACGAGGGTATCTCTCAAGTCTCGGCCGTCGTTCGCGCCGTTCTTATCCAGGGCGAGAACGCCGGACACTTCACGCCCGGCTCGTCGACGGTATCACAGCCGCTCGCCGCGAACGTCTCGCCAGTCGACAAGGCGGCTCGACTGCTTCGGCTCGAGTTTGTCGCCGAGCTTGCCGGCGCGATCGAGCTCGTCACCGTCTCGGGCTTTGTGACTTTCCAACTTTCGGCCTGATCTCGAGGGATCAAAGGGGTTTAGATAATGGCTCTTAAAACTTACGATCTCTCGAAGGTGATCGTCACGCTGAACGGCTTGCCGATCGGCGGCGCCGCCGACGGCGACAAAATCTCGATCGAGCGCGCTTCTGACGACTGGACTTTGACAGTCGGCGCCGACGGCGAGACGACGCGCTCGAAGCAGAACAACGCCTCGGGCACCATCACCTTGACGCTTCAATATGGCGCCGACGCTAACTCTGTACTCTCGGCCTTGCAGAAGCTCGACGAGACGACCGGCTTCGGGACCTTCGCGATCATCGTCAACGACACCCTCGGCGCGTCTTTGTGCTCGTCGACAGATGCGTTTATCATGCGCCAGCCGTCGTTGACATACGGGCGCGACGTCGGTCAAGTCGAATGGCAGATTATGTGTGGCCACCTGTCGATCACACCCGGCCTTCAAATCCCCACCGCGCTTTGATAGCGCAAAAGGCTCGCGTCAATGGCGCGTGAACCGCTTCGAACAACGCTCGCCGACGACTACGGCGAGCAGCATGAATACTTCACGATTCAGCACCCAGGAACGGAAGGGCTCCGACTTCAGAATCGACTTCAACGCGCGCTCGTTCCGGTGCTCGGCGCGATCAATGCTCGATCCCTCAAGACGCTCACAAGCGACGCCGAAGGATCGACCGACGCCGATGTTATGGCGGCCGGCTTGCAAGCGCTACAAGGCGCCTTTGCCGAGGTCGTAACGCTACTCGAGCCGGATACGCTCAAGTCTCTGCTCAAGCATACGACGCGAGACGGTAAGCCGCTCTCGAGCGACGTCGTCTTCGACATGGCCTATCAAGGCAATTACGGCGAGCTGTACGCCGCTTGCTGGTATGTCGCGCGTCACAACTTTGGCGCGTTGCTTCAACGGCTAATGGGAAACGTACAGCTCGCCGGAGTAACCGACATTCTCCGGCGAGTGACAGAGCAAGTCGGGAAGTTGAAAGGATGATCGCCGAATCTGGACTCGATACCTGGCCCGCCTGGGTTGTAATCAAGTCTGGACTCGCGAGCGGATTGCGAGAGATCGAAGAACACTGGTCGCTCGAAGACATCTGGGAAGCCGTCGACGCGATCGGCCTTTTCGGCGACGTTCAAGCCGCCGTCGTCGAAGCAGTCGAGCAGGAAAGCAAGATCAAACGAGGGAAGTGAGGAACGATTATGGCGACAGTGATTCGAAGATTCCTCGCCCTGTTCGGCGTCAAGACCGACACCGGCCCGCTCGACGAGTATAATAAGAAAGTAGGAGCAAGCGCCAAGGCCACTAAAGAAGCGATCGAAAAAACCAACGAGCTCGCGAAGTCGCTCGCCAAAGGCGCCATGGTCATGGGCGGCGTCGCCGTCGAGGGGATCGGCGGTGTCGTCGCGGCGATGTCTGAATCGGTACAGCAGACGAGGATGTGGGCTGACGCCTTCGGCGTCGGCGTCGAAGAGATGCAACGGCTCGGCTTCGCGGCGCAAGCCGGCGGACTCGAGCTCGAAGATATGGCCGACATCATGAACACCTTCGGCGAGCGAGCATTCGACGCGCTCGCCGATCCGGCAAGTGAAGCCGCCCAGATCATCAAAAAAATGGGGATCAATGTCAAAGACGCAAACGGTAAGCTAAAGCCGTCGCGCGCGCTGCTCGACGAAATGGCCGACGGCTTTAAGCGAATCGAGAACCCGACAGAGAAGGCGGCGCTTGCTTCGATCTTGCTCGGCGACGTCGGCGTAAAGCTGTTGCCGATTCTCGATCAAGGCGCGGCCGGACTCGCCGCGTATGGCGACGAGGCCGACCAGCTCGGCGTCGTTCTTAGCGAGCAATCAATCGACAAGGTGACAGAATTCAACAAGACACTGATCTCGTTCAAGGGCGCAGTGAAAGCGGCCGGCCAACAAATCGCGCTCGCGTTGTTGCCGGCGCTCTCGAAGGCGACAGCCGGCTTTGTGAAGTGGTTCAAGATCGCCGGCAACGCCGAGAAGGTGACGAAGACGATAACGCTCGCGCTAAAGCTTCTCGCGGTCGTCGTCGCGGCTGTCGTCGCCGCGAAGGCTGTCGCCGGTTGGTTTGCCTTCGTCAAGGCAATCAAGCTCGCCGTCGTCGCGATGAGATCGCTTAGTCTCGAGGCGTTGAAGGCTAACGCCCGAATCCTGGCGATCCCTCTCGCGATCGTCGCGCTCCTACTGCTGCTCGAAGATATATCGGTATGGCTTCGCGGCGGCGATTCGCTCGTCGGTCGGTT